TCTGGTATACCCGTTCACCAGACCACGGGGCCGAGCTGGTAGCGGCTTCGTCATTGATAGCAGGACAAGCGCCAATATCAGACAGCGTCAGCACACCGGTTTTCCCTGCGATTGAGATAACGCCCACGCCTTCGCCCGTCTGGGTGAATGAGATACTATCAACATACGAAACGCCGGCATTAGTCTTTTTATAAAGAAGATGCATTTGGTCGTATTGGTCCTGATCGTTCGGAATAAGAATAGCCCGGATCCCCTGTGCAAAAAGCGTTTCTTCCTGGGGGCGGTATGTGGTGTCATAATCTACGGTGGACCGAGCAACTAGAAGCTGATCGATCTGCAAATCATTAATCATCTGTTTATCGGGTGGATTTGCTGTGGACAGAATCGGATACCGTGCGTTATTGTGAATGATTTTGGCGTACGGTGCTTCTTTGGTGAATTCAATGCCGGTGCTTGTATCATCCAGATTTCTATAAAGCGTCCAGTTATTAACACTCTCCAGCGGCGGGAATACAACATACTGCGCACCCCTGGCCTTGTTTACCGCTTCTTGTGCTTTGGTCTCGATGCCGTCAAGCTCCGACATGATCTTTTTACACATAGCAATTAGCCAATCTGTATTCAGCTCGTGGAAATTGGTATAGGGAAATTCATTAAACATCCGGACAACCTCCTTTCAATATACCATGACACAGAACCGCTTTTTAAAATCATTCGCTATAGCCTGGTAAATATCTAATCTGTCCCACAAATCGAATTCAGACTGAAGCATCTGCTGCGTTGTGGTAACGCCTATATTACCATACATGCGGCCATTGTGCGAACCCTGCCGGCTGTTACTCGTGGAGTCATTGCTATTTGCGTTTTGAGTGGCGGTGTTATTGTCGGTGACTTCGCTATCCGTCTGAAGCTGGTTAGAATTGAAAGCGGTTTGTTTATGTGTTTCGGTATTGGTTCCAGTACCTCCAACCGTTCCGGTTCTGGTAGCGGTTCCGGTTTCGGTGTCGTTATCTGTCCATTGTTCGGTTCTGTCGTAGTTGTGAATGGGGTTATACTCGGCATCCAGGATTGCGGCCATATGCTCCCATGCGGTCCTCCTGGCATTGCTCCAGTCGGTGATATAGATTTTCATGATACCCGGATTCGGATAGAGAATTTCCAATTCTCCGCACGTTTCGAGAATCGTATCTTTCATGGTTACCGGATTCAAATTATCCGGAAGTGTCAAACCATCAAATATATCAGGATCCCAGTTGTACAGGCCGCGAATCGACATTGTCACCGGCATTCGTTGGTTCACCTCCATAGCGCAATTCTACGCCCAGATTCAGCCCGGGGAACATGCGGTTTGTTTCTTCAATCCCCTGTTTCATGGTTTCAAGCCATAGCTGCGCTTTGCTGTATACTTCTATGGTATTGCTTTCCACTTCGCTGGTTATCAGTCGTTCTTTTTTGTCAGTGTTCGCGTTTGGTATTCCGATTTCGGTATCAAACATGGTTTCGATTTTGCGGAGGTCAGACAGGATCCTGTCCGCAATATATGTTTCGTTTAGGTTTTGTTGGAATTCATGCCAATTGACTTCGTTCGCGTCAGTAAACAGGGATTTGTCTACAAACACCGCGGGGTTACCCTGGTTAATCTGATCGAATGCCTTTTTGAAGGATTCAGCAGAAGCCTTATCTTGACAAGCGAACACATAAGCAAGTTTTGAATTGAAGATATTAGCCGCCGCGCCCTGTGCGGTTATCGCCATCAGGTCAGCATAATACATGCAAATATCCATTGGTGTTGAATAGTCTGGTTCAAACTTGATTAGGGCACAATCCTTCCGGATTTGTCGCTCTAGTGTTCCGATAATAGGATTGGCAATCATTGCGGTTGTGGGCCGATAATAGATATCGTAACCGCCAATCCGGGCCAGTTGGCAAATCACCCCGAATTCCGGTGTATTCAGGACCGCTATATATCCCTGTGTGGTGAGTACATATTGGAAATAATCGGGGTCCCACGAATCTGGAAGCGTCCACTTGTAAACAGACATAAGCTTCTGAAGTAGATACTTCGCATAATACCGAACAAGATTTGTATCTTTGCAATGGACCGTTGATGGTACTTCTAGCGCACATCCCATATTGATTTGATAATAGTCATATGATGACAATTTGCCGCCCCCTTTCTTTTTTGCGCGACAGGATAAGAAATAATTGATCTATGGTTAGGCCATTGCTATACCCCGGATGGTCTGGGTCTGTTGGGGTATCGTCTGGCGGCGTTGGTTCCGGTGGTGGATCTGGTGAAGGTTCCGGAGTAGGTGAAGGGTCTTCACGTTCGAATAAATCATAATAATATCTTGCGTTCTCCTGCCGGAGTTCCATATTTGGATTGCTCGGTCTTTCATAGGCCCAGCACCAGACACGGGCTAAACGTTCCGGCGTTTCAGTGCTATAAACAAAATCATTCCATGTGTGCGAACCTAGATTATTCAAGCTCCACTGCTTTTTATTTTGCCATTCCCAAACAATCCGCAGAACCTGGTAATCGCCGTCACTGTAATTAGTATAACCCTGTTCCAAAGCCCAGCTTATATACTTTCGTGCTGGTGTCCATTGGGTAAGGCCATAACCTTTGCTGCTTGTCATTGGGTCAGCCGGAACGCTGCGGCCTTGCCACAATCCCGGATTTATGCGTGATTCAACGTGCATATTTCCACACATGCCGGCAATTGCGTTTTTGGTCCAGCCCTGCCCTTTAAAATACCAGTATAGTTTAATAGCGTTATGGTTTTCATGTTCGCGGTTCAAATATTCATTCGGTGCCGTCCACCAATCATTTACCAATTGGGCCATATGCTAGATTAAGAAAAATCCTTGTTCCAATGCTGAATTAATCATATCAATTTCGGTGGACGTGGCATGATCTGAAGTAAATAGCGATTTAGAAACCTGTACAAAACCGCCTAAACATTCAGCAAGGAAACAATCCCAACAAAGAGGATAACCGTACATATAAGCCCCGTATTGCTGTTGTAAATAGAATTGCTCTGTAACATTCCACTGAACAATATTGAACAATGATACGCTGCCCGTTGTCCCTTTTGTCAGCATCTGCGGTGCTGAATTATGGATTGCATCAGATATACCGGCCGCCGCAGCACTAACCGCGCCAGTAAGATTCAGCGAAAATGCACTTCCTATAGTGTTAGAAACTGCGCTAACTGCATCAGCTCCCAGCTTTACCATATCTGTAGCCATTTGCGCAACCGGTATTTCAAACGCAAAAGGCGTTTCAGCCTGGTATAGTGTAGCCGCTGCCGGTATGCTTCCATCCGCATTATCTGTTCCTGGCATTGCTGACACTGCAATTTGCCCTTGTCCGGTGAACAAATCGACAATGAACGAAAAACCGAAGCAATTATCGATAATTGCCGACAAGTCAATTGGTATGGATCCAAACGGATAGCAATAGAACGTAACTTTTCTATATGGTGCATAATCAACATATTTTCGATCTTCGCTATAATCCGGACTATGGTCAAGCCTGATTCGTTTGGTAATGGCCATATATCCTTTGTTTGATTCTATCCGGTAACACTTCCGGTTGTTGCTGTTCAATCCGGAAATTTGCCACCATCCATAATGTATACTGGAGACTTGCACAATACTGCCTTGTCCCACCATGTTTTCAATGATGCCATTAACCCCGGAGAAAGAAAAAGGATACCATTTGACTGAAGCAAAATATTGCAACGGATTAAAAATGCAGCGTAACAAGGAAGGATCCATAATATCGCCATTTACCCCGGTATAGGAAGCCTCTTCCGACAGTAGGGAATAACAAATAAACTGGAATGTCGGCACATCAACAAGATAATAAGAGACTGCACCCAGGGCCGAAGTTGTCCCCGGCGCGGCGGCTCCTACAACACCGATAACAATAGCACCGTTACGGAATTCAGTAGCAAACGGCGAATCTACAGGAAAGGATTTTATGTGTGCCTGGCATGATGCCGGATATATTGAGTCCGTGAAATAGCCTTTTGCGTCATCTGGATAATTCTCCGGCCATCGGCCAGACCGAAGCACAAAACCTCTGGTATTAAGTATATCGGTCCGGAAGGATGCCAAAGCATCAACTTCAAGCGTTATAATCCAGCGCGTTTTATTAAACACATAATCTCTGACAAAATAATATCGCTTCCAGTCATTGATATAACAATACCCGTATTCGGTCATATGCTGCGGATCTGGAAAACGCACCGAGATAACAGGATTAATAATAGAACAATCGTCTTTTATTTCGCATTCATAAACATCAATTGGAACAATGATACCGCTCGGCGGTATCTGTGTACTATTTTTGTATTTCCCCCACTTGAAAAACCGAACAAGCATTTACAACCCTCCAAATAGGGGAGAGGAAATAGAAATCCCCTCCCCTGTTTGATTAGTCCAGCAGGAACACGACAGCGTTTTCGGTGAGGTCGTTCCAATACCTATGGTTTTCATGCCACCAGATGGTCGTGTAACCACCACGAGCATTAAACGGCGCCGGCTGTGACCACTGATTAATCATGGTATAGCCTACAGCTTCCTCATCGAAAAGGATACCGAAAACATTGTCTTTCACTACCGCAGACTGTGCAACCGTCACTTCGCCCGAGCTGTTAATGTAATTCGGAACAACCGAGATTTTAGCCGGGTCGGTAATGGCTTGCCAGTAATTGACTTTTTCATGGTCGGCCATCCGCAGATATTTGTCATTATAGACGCTGGACAGAACGGTCGAATCGATCTTGTTAATAATCGGGCTGTAAAGATAGAATTTCTGCATTCTATAGGGAGTGTGCCGGCTAATTTCTTTGTTGGTAACGTTCATGTGATAAATGATACTGCGCTCGGTCATGCTATCGGAAATGGTTTTGATGCGCGCAAACGCCCATTTCATAAACTCGACAAAATAAGTCGTGAGCGCGGTATCTTCTTCGCCTTCTTCGATGCCGAATTCCGTTGCGAATTCGGTCACCAGATGAATAACGTTATCCGTATCTGCAGCACATTTCGCACCAATGAAATTGCACAGGGTAGCCCGGGCGGTGACTTCGCGGCCCTGCTCCAGCATATCAACCACATTCTGCTGCGTCATGCTGATAAAGCGCCGGAATTCATCTTCCGAAGAAAACGCGCAATCCAACTGGTCCTTAAAAATTGTGAGACATTTCTCCCAGGTATTCTGGCCGTAAAAATTCGTTTGCAGCACATTGGGCTTACACACAATCTGCTGATCCACGCTATAACCATCGGTCAGGCTATAACGGTCATCATCCCTGAAGCTGCCATCTGCGACCTGAAGTTTCCGGACATGATTGCCATACCGGATAGAATCCGCCATCAGCCCTTTAAACTTTGCAGAATAGGGCCGGTTGCTGAAGATAGTACGGCTCAAAACCTGGCTAACCGCAGACAGAACCGGATCATAGCCGGTATTAAGCGTGGTCTGTGCCAGTGACACAAACTCATTGGTATTCACAGGCGTGATCTGCGCTTTACCGGTTGCCTGCGTGGCAATCGAATTCAGCACAGTAGCCAACTGGTTAAACGTCATATCATTGACGGTAGGGGTCGGCGTAGGCGTTTCGCTCATTTACTTTTCCTCCTGATTAACAGTTTCCTTACGATACACGGCACGGCCCAGCTTCCCGCCTTCTACCGTACCCCACTCAATAGCATCAAGGTCATTGGCAAAATCATCACCATCAAGCGCATTCGCGCAAAAAAGGTGGAACTGCCTTTCCATAGCGCGGCGCGTCCCGTATTTGGTAACGGTTACCGGCTGCGCTCCTTCATTAATGGTTCTGCGTTCCGCATAATACGTAGGCATTTAAACCCCTCCTTTAAATATAGAAACACGCAACTTTTGTGCCGGTTTCCACGATTGCCGAATTGGAGATATCACTAGCAGTTGTCACGCCAGCATATGCCCCATTGTTCACCCGGATAAAACCAATAGTTTTTGTTCCGCTGTTGTCAGTCCATACGCCGCAACAGAATATCCGATTTGTGACGGGGATAGTTGCAAAATCAATATCGGGGACCGCTAACAGTCCTTGATACTGCCCGACATTATAAATAGCGGTTTGCAAATTATTAGATGTATTAATAGGCCCTGGCTCGATGCATGAGTAATTCCATCTGGTGTCAGGTACATCGGTTCCAATTGGGGTTGTTCTGTAGTAGATAGTAACAGTTTGTCCTCTCCTCAAAATTACGTTTAAATCTGAAGTATTCAGTACATTAAGTCCATTATATTTGTTCTGATAATATCGAAGCCCTATCACTTCTGACCGGGATGGAAGAAAGATAGCGCCCAGAAATGAACCGTTTTCAAGATTTGCAATATTTGTATTGTTGGCAAGCGCTACCGCATATCTATATCCGGATGGAAGTATAAGTTTCATGGGATTGATTGTTGCATCCCCGGTTAGCGTATCAGCCCCAACGGCGTAATATAATTTCTTCCAGTCGGTTGGTACAACGGGCGCGGGTTCACTGGTGATAAATCGCCGGCGTAATAGCATGCTCATGTGATCGGTTCCACCTCAAGTTTATTATATACAGCAATGCCGTTCCAGACATCTACCTCATAGGTCGCGCCGGCTTCCAGCGTTTCATAGTCTCCAGCTTCCCCGGTGATCCCCGTCAATGTTAATACTGTCGCCGCATTGCTCGGACAAGTAAACGTGAAATGATAATGTGTGGTATCCGTTACCGTTAGCGTCAATTCAGCAGCCGTCCCGAAATCATACGTAACCGGGCAAGGCTGAAGCGTAACCGTGGTGGTTTCTGGCGTGACAATCGAAACATTAACCGCAGTCAAGGCGGCCGCAATCGCCGCAGTATATGCCGCTGTAATAGTATCTGTGGCGGTGTCAATTGCAGTGTCAATAGCATCGTCAATATATGCAGCGATATCAGGGTCAATATCAATAGCGGATTTCCCCAAAGCTTGACGAAACAAGGCATTCACGTTATTCGCATTCTGTCGAACGGTCATTTATTCACCACCTCCCATTCTGGTTATGTTAGCCGCTAGAATATCATCCACCGTTTCGGTTTTCGGAAGTCCGGTTTTCGCAGAATTCAGAATGTTAGCCGCTTGAATCGCGCTGGTCAGTTTGGAAATTTCGGTAAGGATTGCGGTCTCGGCTTGAGTCTGTGCCGGAGGTTCTGAAGCCGGCGCTTCTGGTGCCGGAGGATCTGAAGCCGGCGCTTCGGGTTCCGGTGCCGGTGTCGGTTCCGGTGCCGGCTGCGCTTCTGGCGTGAATTGCGCTGTAGCGTTGATCCTGGCCAGGTCCTTTATATCCGATACCGACAACCCAGAATTCAGCAATGTAGCAAGATCTGAAAGAAAACCCATACTATAACCCCTTTACAATAGTGTTCGCAAAATATCGATAGCCTGTTGAATCTTCGCTTTGTCGCTGGCTCCGTTATAATCTATGTATTTACATAGTAGGCAATGGGTCCAGCGTTTAGGGTCCGGGAATTTACATTCCTGCACCCCTCCAGTTGTCGAGTGCATAGCACCCAGACCGGAACCGGTGTAAATCCCCACGTGTGCAGCGTTCACACCATCTTTATAAAGATTCTTGTTTTCCTTGCCATCGTGCTTGATGGTGAATAGCCAGACCCCTAGCGGGATAGAACCAAACTGTGCCTTGCATTCGTCTATTGTTCCTTTCCAGGATCCAGCGTTACGCCACATATCATTAGATCCGCGCCAATTGTGGTCAACTCCACAATCTGACAATACCTGTTCAACAAATGCCTGACAATCCAGCTCGTTATATGGTATTTTGCTGTTCCGGTAACTGTAAGCCTGATTTGCAAATATGATATTACTTATTTTTGCCATAGTGACTTCAACTCCGTAAGCGCTAGCGTGTTATTGTTCAGTGCTTCGGTTATTCGTTGCATTTCCTCTTTGTGCTGTTCCTGTTCGCGTTTGAGTGTCCAGAACAGGGCAATCACACAAGCGACAGGGAAGCCCAGGTTCTGGACCACTTCAACGATGCCCGGCATATCCATTTAATCACCTCCTTTAAAATAGTAGTATTGGCTCCCGGTCCGAGCAGAGGACCACGTGCAGCCTTCCGGGCTTTGCTCAGCACACCAATACTACTAGCATTATAATATATTATAATAGGTAACTTGTCAATAAGTATTCGTTTGCGGCCGTTTCAAACACAATTAGACCAGACAAGTAAGCATCCAGCAACCAATGGTACTTCCGGTGAAACCTTATCAAATCGGCTTGCGCTGTTGTGAATGTTTCGGCATTTCCTGCTTTATGATCGGTGATATAATATTCACGCTTTGATTTATGCCGGTATAGGCACAACTCCCCGATAGAACACAGAAGATTATATTCAGCCAGGTTCCGGCTTCCGATTGTGGCAATACCTTCACTGACCAATACATTATTTATCGCCATCGTATCATAGCCGGTGCCGTGTGATAATCTATATAGAGCTGTCGCGCTTTTGGCCGCGCTGATAGGCGAATTTGACAACAGCAGGATTAAAAAGCCCCGGTCATGATCCAGGTAAAACATCTGGTGATTGTCCTGCATTTTAACAACCTGGTTAATCAATCCCAAAGAAAGAAACACCGGGTTATTTAGTTTATTTGCATTCGCAAAACACCACAACTTAACAGGGCTTTTATGATTTAGTTCTCTGTTGCGGTTTATCGTCTCATAACAGTTTAGCAGCGCTTCACCTTCCGCTTTGATCGGCCTGGCGTGTGGCTCCGGAATGAATTCATCATAAATGATGTAACTAACCTCTGAAGCATCAAAGCCGCGAATATGTGATACTGTAGACAATGCCAACGCATACCCTATACATGCATCACCAGAATAAAACCCGGCCGTGTATTTGGTCAGCTTCTTAACCGTGATATCTGGGTCAATCGGTTTGAATGGATTATATGCCGGCTGCGAAATCAAATCTATTTCGGTTTGCGTTCTCCGGAGGTAGACAAATTTTTGTTCATGTTCCTTTACAAACTGAAGCGCTCCAAAGGTTTTACCAACACCGCGCCCGCCTATTACAAACGCAAAAGGGACGCTATAGCTGTCGAGTCTATCAATATTGAAATACCCGCTTTCTAAATACCAGCCCATTATATCACCTCATACAATAAAAGCCGCTGCCCTGCACAGCGGCCTTATTAATCTTTCTTAATCTACATATTTACAAGTAAGGAAGCTGCGACCGTTGCGAGAGGTTCCAGACATTACCTCGATGGTATGCACAACCTCGTCATACTCGGCGAAAATCGCAATCATACGGTCAAAATCGCGAATAAACGTGGGACTAGCACTGGCATAAACAGTGCCGTCTTTATCCATAATCGCCACCTCTTCCCTGGTTTCACCTGCGATAATATCCGAATAGCGGACCGCGCACCGCACAGAAAGCTGCTGTCCTGCCTTTTCGGTCATCTTGTGAATGTTCGGGGAGGTGGTAAGCATATAAAGATCCCGCGCGTCCTTTACGCCCTGTTTGTACGTGATTTCCATTCTGTTTTCCTCCTTATGTGTTACGTATTGCGACCGGTCTCAACCAGGTCGCAAGATTCAGCCAGGCGGCCGCAGGGATGCCGCCCGGATCCATTTTAACACCACGAATCAACCGTGTCAACCTGGTTATATTTAATAATATCTAATAGATTGCGATAGTCGCTAGCAAATCCCATAGTGTAAGCAACATCCCGCAGATATACCGAGCTGCATATCTCCACCTGGTGCCCTTGCACTGTGATTGTTTCTAGTTTCCTATTAGTATAAATCACTTCCTTTTTGCCCGATTCAGTGAACGTAAAGCCATCTGTAAACGCTGGAAGTCCTCCATGATTCGCCAGGTATTTAGCGCCTATCGCCTTGCTAACTCCGGAGACAGTAACGTGTAACTTACCCGATTCATCATAATATGCGTACCTTTTCGCACCGGCTGTCACGAATTGGGGATATGTACCCTCATCCTCAAATACGCCCATGTAATGGGTTTTTCCGGCTGGATCTGTTGCATATGCTCCTGTTTCCGTTGACATAGCGACAGCAAATTCGTTAAACCTGGAGAAATCATGATCCCCGATGAATTTAACCGAGTCAGTATCACAATAAATGAAATCATCACCCACGATATCAATACCATTCTGAAGCCGGTACCGCGCCCAGGCGGTGACCCATACGCCCCATTGATAAGCCAAGAAAGCGTGATCGTTATGATCTGCCAGGATCCCGGCTAAAAACTCATCTAGGCTCATATTTTCGGGCGGCGTTTGAAGTGACCATTCACCATCATTAAATATAACAGGCGTGTGTATCGGATTCTGGGCCATCATTCCATATAATGAATTCAGTTTGGCTTTAGCCAACGCATATTCAAGTGATTTATCTGCTATCCCTTTTAACGCTGTTTTGGTCCTATAATAACCTATGACGCATTCGATAAACGATTCGGGAAGCCGGCCATACTTGCTGTATCTGAATTCCTTCACCTCAAAATCATCAAAATCATATTGCCCTATAAAAATTTTGAAGTCGATATCTGTCATGGTGGTTTCAATGTAGTCAGCAGATAGCACCCGCCCATTATCCAGGCGCACCGTTGACATATCTATGTGACTACATTTGTGTATCATCAGATAAGGGCAAGGCGTATGGTGTTCAGACCGTAACCGCACATTCGTACAGATAAACCGAAACACACAAGCCCGTTTTCGGAGGGATATAAAGTGCTGTACTTCATCCAGGCCAGGCGCTTTCGGTGCCAGCTCAAAAGGCGTAACAGGGAAAAGACAATTACAGATAACATCAGGGTAAGAAGAGGATCTATCAACAGAATGCACATTGTTAATTATCTGGTCAGCATAATAACGATTCGCGTGAGTATTCCCGCCAATAAATGCAGCTCTTAACATTTTATAAGTGTCATAGTCGGGAAGCTGTTTCTTGACGGCAACCTTTTCAAAATAGGGCAAGGCCGCTTTTGCATCCCTCCGAGGGTATCCCGTGGAAGTCAGCGGAAACGTATAGAGATTATCCCTGGTAAGCAGCATATCAGCAGAAATGGCCTCGCATAATCCAACTACATCATTGATGCAGTATTGCAGCTCATCCGGTGACAGTTCCGTGTCTGGATAGCGGACCACCTGATATCCGAAGTCGTCACCGGACAACTTACGGTGCTCAACTTCCATCACATCAAGGTAGTTTTTCAAGGACCGATTAGAATGAAGATATGAACACCGAAACTCAATGTGTCTCCATGTGGCCTTCAACACCTTATGAGTATCAATAGCGAAAACATCAGAAGGTTCAAAATGAATCACACCGGACAAAAACTGGAATTCATAGGATAGATTATGAACGAACACCACAAGAAACTGATTATCCTGCTCATAACAGGCATTAATACGCTCGGCAAATTCTAGCCACTGTGACCAGGTTCGCCCGATAACAGTATACTGTTCTATTTGCCACTGCCAGATATACATAAATGATTGCTCGATATCATCTAGCGCGGTAGTCTCAATGTCAAAAGCAGAAATAATGTTCCTGTAATACCGCAGATTCCGGCGCTGTGCTCCCTGGTTCCCCCGATGCCGGCGAAGGTAGTCGCGCTCCGTTATGACTCTGGTGTCGAAATCTTCCGGCGATATTACAATGTTGTTCATTCATCATTCATCCCCAATAGCGCTTTTCTGTAGTTAGCCGCTGTTTTGCGTGTTCCTTCCGGTAACTCTACTTTATCCAATTCGTATGCATGATCTAGGAATGTTTTTAAGCCTAGCCGCATAACCTGGCGCCAACTGATATTTTTAGCCTGGAGGTTATCCCATAGGGTCTCGGCGGCGTCCGACTTGTACAATTTTTTGTCCAGGTGCATTGCCCGGAATGCCTCCATATATTGGTAGAATTGGGGCAAAGTCTCCCTTGTGACAGCAACACCAGACTCCTGGAGAGATTTAAGAACACGATCATTCGCCGCCCGAAGCCCGGCAACCGTGGAGGTTTTCGCGGTAAGGAAATACCGCAATTCCGACAGCATAAACGGTAAGTCTGCATCCTGCACAAACTTTGACTGAAGAAACACATTATGATAATTGCGTTCCAGATCTGAAGGAAGCCCCGATGCCCGAAGCCGTTCCAGTCTGGCCTGCGCCACGTGGCGTAGCTTTGAATACATTTGCCTTTGCTCTTTAACGCTATAATCGTTCTTGACCACCTGCGGAGTGAACCCTATCAATTTTTCAATAGGTACACCGCCTATGTCTTTCTTATTAGCGGCCCGGTTTGTATTCTTCTTTGCCATCTGTTAACGCCTCCCTTTCATACTCCCCTGCGCAGAATCGTTCTATCGCTATACGGATTAACTGTGACCGATTAACACCCGAATGCCGCTGCAGATAGTCAAGCGCTTTAATAGTCTCATAATCAAGCGAAAGAAGGACCCGCACCGGGTCCTTTAAGATTTTGGGCCTTCCTCTGTTCATCTTCTCTTACCTCCCATTGTGTTAGCGCGGTCCCCGAGGATGATATTCCGGATCTTATCCAGCTCGTCAGACAACTGGATCCGAACCAGGAAGTCGGCCCAGGCTTTATCATCGTCAAAATCATCAGGGACCGGGGCCAGGTTGGATAGCATCCTCTGGATGGTGTCCAGCATAACCATTGCGCTATGCTGGATGTTCCAATTCATGTGATAATCGTGCAGGGTCATTGTTATTCCCTCTCCTTCTCCATGATTCGTTCAGACTGGTTAATCAGATATTCATAAGCGCACTCCATTTTGAAGTAGTGCATATAACTATCATGATCATTAATACCTTCTGCTTGCACCCGGTATTTACGCGCATCCTTCAACGCTGCATTAAATGCCAGATAAAGAAGCTCTCCC